TCCGTATGCAGAGAAGTATGAATTTAATTTGAAGAAAAAAACTGTGGTTGCAGTATTCAAACCACGTTATAACCTAGAGAGAAACTATTTGAACTCTCTTGCAAGGATTAGTCAATGAGAGATAAATTATTAGAAGCACAAAAGTTGTGGGCATTAGGAAACATGAAGAGACATGAAGCTAATGTTGAAAATCTTCTAACCAATCCCATGGGTATCGGTGAACACCCCGACCTATCAGAAACAATCTCAGAAGAGATTAAGAAAGTTGCAGAGTACGTGGACATTCTAGAAGTCATAGAAGATTTAATAGAAAGAACAGAAAACAACTAGACTTGATACCACTACCTGTGGTATAATTACATTATGGATTTTTACACTAACGTCACCCGTTTCGGGAACAAACTCCTCGTCAGAGGATATCAAAAAGGTAAACCTAAGAAGATGTCTGTTAACTACAGACCAAATCTTTATGTGTTATCTAAAACACCCTCATCCCATAGAACGATTGATGGGAGATATCTCGAACCCGTAAACCTAGACTCTATGTCAGGTGCAAGAAAGTTCAAAGAGAAGTATGATGGTATCGCAGGATTTGAAGTACATGGATACGACAAGTGGATGTACAACTGGATATCAGATAGGTTCCAAGGTGAAATCAAATACGACCCAAGTCAAATCAAGATTGCAACACTTGACATTGAGTGTGAGTGTGAGAATGGGTTTCCCGACCCACTCATTGCAATGGAAAAGGTCAATGCAATATCAATCAAACCATTTGGTAAAGACACTATCGTACTAGGATACGGTGAGTGGAATCATAACCAAGACAATGTAATCTATATCCCATGTGGTTCAGAGTCAGACTTGTTAATGAAGTTCGTCAAAGTGTGGAGAGAACTAAACCTTGACATCGTCACAGGTTGGAACGTAGATAGTTTCGACATCACATATCTTTGTAATCGTATCGATAGGATATTGGGTGAGAATGAACACAAGAAACTATCACCATGGGGTTCATCAGAAACACGTGAGTTCACAACTTATGGATATCAAAAGAATGTAAACTATACACTTCATGGTATCAATATCATTGACTATCTAGAACTATACAAGAAGAATACTTTTGTCAATCAAGAGTCATACAAACTTGACCACATTGCAAAGGTAGAACTTGGTAAACAGAAACTAGATTACTCTGAGTATGGTTCACTCCATATGTTGTATCAAAAGAACTATGAGAAGTTTCTAGAATACAATATACGTGACGTTGTTCTTGTTGAAGAACTAGAAGACAAACTAGGTCTCATGGAACTTATCATGTCACAAGCTTACACTGCAAAGTGTAATTTCAGTGACACCTTTGGTATGGTAAAGTATTGGGAAACTATCATCTACAACTTCCTCAAAGAACGTGGTATTCAGATGCCTCCTAAGAAAATACAGGGAGAAGACAAATCAAAACAGATTGTCGGTGCATATGTAAAGGAACCACATGTAGGTAAACATGATTGGGTAGTGTCATTTGACTTGAACAGTCTATACCCACATCTGATTATGCAATATAACATCTCACCCGAGACTATGCAGAAAGGTTCATATGGAGATGCAAGTGTAAAGAAACTCTTAAACAAAGAGTGTGACTTATCTTATCTCAAGAAACAGAATCTATCGATGACAGCAAACGGTGCAATGTTCAGTAGAAAGAAACAAGGATTCCTTCCCGAACTCATGGAAACATTCTATGATGAACGTAAGATGTGGAAGAAGAAGATGATTGAGTATCAGATTGAGAAAGAACAGACATCGGATGTCAAACGACTGAGGGAACTTGATACACTTATCAAACGTGCATACAACAATCAACAGGTCAGAAAGATTGCACTTAACTCAGCTTATGGTGCATTAGCAAACAGATGGTTTGCATTCTTTAGTGTACCGATGGCAGAAGGAATTACGACCAGTGGACAGTTATCTATTCAGTGGGCAGAAAAACAAATCAACGGTTACTTACAAAGTGTTCTTGATGATGATAAGGACAGAGTTATTGCAATCGACACAGACTCTGTGTACATCACACTAGATGACTTAGTGCAAAAAGTGTTTCCCGAAGAAACAGACAAGCAAAAAATTATTACGTTTATCGACACTGTTGCAAACACGAAGATTAAACCAATCATCGATGAAGGTTACGAAGACCTTGCAGAATACATGAACTCATATCAACAAAAGATGGAGATGGGTAGAGAGGTGATTGCAGACAGGGGTGTGTGGACTGCAAAGAAAAGATATATTCTTAATGTACATGACAACGAAGGTGTACGACTTGCAAAACCTAAACTCAAAATGATGGGTATTGAAACTGCAAAGTCCTCAACTCCACAGTGGGTTAGAACAAAACTGGAAGAAGGTTTCAATGTTGCAATGACAGGAACAGAACAAGAACTGTGGGACTTCGTAGAGAATGCAAGGACTGAGTTCTTTTCTCTACCACCCGAGGTGGTTGCATTCCCTAGAGGAGTGAGAAACCTCAAACAGTATCAAGGTGAGAATACAGTATATCGTAAGTCCACACCGATACATGTTAGAGGGTCACTACTGTTTAATCATTACCTTGAAGAAAAGAATCTCAAGGGTAAGTATGAGACTATCAAAGAAGGTGAGAAGATACACTTCTGTTATCTTACACTCCCGAATCCAATCAACGAAAATGTTATTGGTTTTGTTGGAGAGTTACCAAAAGAGTTTGATTTACACAAGTTTACAGACTATGATATGCAATTCAACAAAGCATTTCTAGACCCATTGAGAGTGGTGGTGCATTTAATGGGGTGGAATACAGAACCGACTGCATCCCTAGATAGTTTCTTTACATAAATAAGACTATGAAATCCTTTTTGGAATACATTACTGAAGTCGATTCATACTCAACACGTATGAAAAAACGTGCAGCTTTTCGTAAGAACAAGGCAAAGATACTTTTAAAAAGAAAAAAGGCAATGAAGAAAGCAAACTTCGACCCTAAGTCTCTAGAAAGGAAAGCACGTAAACGAGCAAGAATGATTCTTATCAAGAAGATGATAAAGGATAAAGATTATAACACATTTTCAATCGGACAGAAGAAAGATATAGAATCAAAACTTGAGAAAAAGAAAGCTGCAATAGAAAAAATTGCAAGGAAACTGATACCACAAGTTAAGAAGAGTGAAGCTGCAAAGAGAAAACCGAAAGTGAAGATGGATAAAAACGGAGTAGCAAAAGGATAATGTATCAGTATAACGTAAAGGTTGTCAAAGTAGTAGACGGTGACACCATCGATGTAGATATCGATTTAGGATTTTCTACAGTATTAAAAAAACAAAGAGTTAGATTTTTAGGAATTGACACACCTGAAAGCAGAACTAGAGATTTAGTGGAGAAGAAGTTTGGTAAAGCTTCGAAGAAACATTTAAAAAATTTATTAGAGAGTGCAGAAAGTTTATCTTTAATATCACACGACAAGGGTAAATTTGGTCGAATCCTTGGTGAGATAATTGCACACTTTGATGAAGGTCATCCAGTATATGAGACTGAAATAAATGTCAATCAACAAATGATTGTAGACGGACATGCAGTTAAATATACAGGTGAGAATAAAGACCTAGTGGAAGAACAACACTTGGTAAACAGAGAACGACTCATATCAGAGGGTGTAGTTGTTTTAGAAGAATAAATGAAAAAACCTCTTGACGAAAGACCATAAGGTATATTATAATTAGATATGGAAATTAGTATTTTAGATTGTGTTTATATAATCTCTATTGGAGTAATCATCTCATGGTTATTCTATATGGAAGTCCAAATTAGTCAGATTAAGGCTATGATGGAAGAACATGTCAAATGTACTAATAAATTACAAAATGAAGGAGTGAAGGATGGACTTTCTAAATCAAATAATAAAGAGCAGTGGAAATGAGTATGCATCTGTAGTATCTGAAGGAGTTGCAGCAGGTGATGTTGATAGCTTTATCGATACAGGGTCATACATTTTTAATGCACTACTAAGTGGTTCACTACATGGTGGACTTCCCTCAAACAAAATTACTGCAATAGCAGGTGAATCTGCAACTGGTAAAACCTATTTCGCATTAGGAATGGTTAAACAGTTCTTAGAAGATAACCCTAACGCTGCAGTAATCTATTTCGAATCCGAATCTGCAATCACAAAAGAAATGATTGAAGAGAGAGGAATCGATTCAAACAGAATCGTAATTGTCCCAGTTGTGACAGTTCAAGAATTCAGAACCCAATCTATCAAAATGTTAGATAGTTATCTTGAGACAGATGAATCAGAGAGACCTCCGATGTTATTTGTACTTGATTCACTGGGTATGTTATCTACAACAAAAGAAATCGAAGACACTGCAGACGGTAAAGAGACTAGAGATATGACTAGAGCTCAGATTGTCAAAGGTGCATTCAGAGTGTTGACACTTAAACTGGGACGTGCAAAAGTTCCTATGATTGTGACTAACCACACTTATGATGTTATCGGTTCAATGTTCCCTCAAAAAGAAATGGGTGGTGGTAGTGGATTGAAGTATGCAGCTTCATCTATCATCTATCTATCTAAGAAGAAAGAAAAAGAAGGAACAGAAGTTATTGGTAACATAATCCATTGTAAGAATGCAAAGTCAAGATTGACAGTAGAAAACAGAATGGTAGATGTGAGACTTAACTATGACACAGGACTTGACAGGTATTATGGTCTTCTAGACCTTGCACTTGCAAGTGGTGTATTTGAGAAATCATCTACAAGAGTTAAATTACCAAACGGTAAAACTGAATTCGGAAAAACTATTAACAACAACCCCGAAAAATATTTCACACCCGAAGTGATGGAAGAACTTAACAAGGTTGCACAACAGCATTTTAAATATGGAAACACGACTAGAACAGACGATACTGAAGAATCTGATACAGAGTGAGTCTTTTACACGGAAGGTAATTCCTTTTGTTAAAGAAGAGTATTTCTCTGAAGATGATGAACGTAATGTGTACAAACACATCAAACAGTATTTTGACAATTACAATAATCCACCAACACCCGAAGCACTCCTCATAAATCTTGAGAGTGATACAAAGATAAACGAGAACATTCTCAAGTTATCAACACAGTTGGTAAAAAACATTCGGGCAGATGTAGAATCCACACCCCATGACTGGTTAGTCGATGAGACTGAAAAGTGGTGTAAGGATAGAGGAATTTATATTGCAGTAATGGATTCCATCGAAGTAATTGACAAAAACTCAAAACGTTCAACAGGTGAAATACCCGAGTTACTTAAGGAAGCACTTTCCGTGTCTTTTGATTCTCACATTGGTCATGATGTATTGGAAGATGCAGAAGAACGACATGACTTCTATACTAGAGAGGAAGAGAAACTACCATTCGATTTGGAATACTTTAACAAGATTACCAAAGGTGGTTTACCAAACAAGACACTGAACATTTGTTTGGCAGGTACTGGTGTTGGTAAGTCATTGTTTATGTGTCATTGTGCAAGTGCAAATCTTGTGGCAGGTAAGAATGTATTGTACCTCACTATGGAAATGAGTGAAGAGAAAATTGCAGAAAGAATTGATTCAAATGTTCTTAACATTCCAATCAAAGAATTACCCGACATCTCAAAGAAAATGTTTACCAAGAAAGTTGATAGACTAAAAGAGAAGACACATGGTAAACTGATTGTCAAAGAGTATCCGACTGCATCTGCACATGTAGGACACTTCAGACACTTACTACAAGAACTGAATCTAAAGAAGGATTTCAAACCCGATGTAATTTATATTGACTATCTAAATATCTGTGCATCTTACAGAATTAGACCTGGCCAAGGTGCAAACTCATATACACTAGTCAAAAGTATTGCAGAAGAACTTAGAGGACTTGCAGTTGAGTTTGATATACCAATCATGAGTGCAACACAGACAACACGTAGTGGATTTGGTTCAACAGATATTGGTCTAGAAGACACTTCAGAGTCTTTTGGATTACCAGCAACTGCAGACTTGATGTTTGCATTGATTACATCGGAAGAACTAGAAGACTTAGACCAACTTGTTGTTAAACAATTAAAGAACAGGTATAACGACCCAACTATATTCAAGAGGTTTGTTATAGGAATAGACAGAAGTAGGATGAAACTATATGACTGTGAACAAGAAGCACAGGAGGAATTATTTGATTCAGAATCATATAATGATAACACTCCAGTCTTTGACAGAGGTCAGAATAAGAAATATAATGACTTCAAAATATAGATATGTAAAGGAATAATCCTTTTACCCTCGTAGCTCAATTGGATAGAGCAACGGCCTTCTAAGCCGTAGGTTACAGGTTCGACCCCTGTCGAGGGTGCCAAATCACAAAAAGGGGTTGACAGTAAACCCCTTCTTTTAGTATAATTATATAATGAATAAACTTACAACATTATACCTTACAATATTTTTAACATCATGTGGAGGAGGTGGAAGTCTCGGTACTACAATGTTAGAGACTAATAGTATTCCCCCAACTACACCACCCACTAATACCAGTCTACCCGAAGGAGGAATGTCGGGTAAAGTAATCGATGGTTACATTGATGGTGCAACAGTCATTTTTGATTTGAATTCTAATGGTGTATTAGATGACGGAGAACCCTATACAGTAACAGGAAGTGATGGTGATTGGTCTTTTGACCAATACGACCTTGCAGACTTCTATGATTTACCATATGATGCAATCCAAGCAAATGCATATTTTGAATCAAACTTTGGTGTTAAAACTCGTGAGATGTTAATTTGTATCGAAGACACCATCAAGGTTGCAGAAGTACCTGTGGGTGCATATGACAGTGACAGGGGATATGTAAATGAATCCTATACACTTTATATGATACCTCAAGGTTCAACTGCATATGAAGCTCAATTCATTACACCCTTTACTACAATATTGGGTAACATGATTGCATCTGAAAACTCTCAACTCACCCCCTATCAAGGATGTAGTTCTGAAGGTGAAAGTGTCAGAACAAACATAAGGAGAAATGTAAGTGTCTTTGAGACTGAATTGTACACAGGTACAGGATTATCCTTAGAAGACTTTTACGTTGACTACATTGCAACAGGAGAGACGGATAAACAACAGATTGCAGAAAGATTGACTGATGTACTCATAGATATATACAAAGTCAAAGATGCATACGTGGGTACTGATTATACTAAATTCCAGTTTATAATTGAAACTAATAGTATAACTACTCTACTATCAACCAACCCTATAACAGACATAGGAGTACAAATAGAAATGTCTTCCGAACCAGTAAGTAATGGTGAATGGGAATCTAGATATCAGAAAGTATGGAATGTTACAATAAACTATGTAAACGATACAATAGATTCTGCACCTATAACACTAACAGAACTTGACAACTTATCTGTAACCAATGAAGAAAATTATTCATACTCAGTTATACAAAATACTGATGTCAATCTTATAAATAGTAATACATGGACTTTTAATCTAAAAGACTATGATGGTGACTATGGTACTTGTTCAGATTGGATGAGGAATGAAAAGATGCACGATGATATGGTACGTCTTGAATTACAGGATTGCACAGGTGAAAATATTACAACCTATTTTAAATCCCCATACAACACAGTCAACTCATACGTTAAAGAGGATGTAGTCAGTGTACATGAGGAATTATCCTTATTGAATAGAGGAATGAATAACTTTGAAAGTTTAATACTTCCATCCCTAGGTACAGGTGATAGTGTTAACATTACAAAAGTAGTAGGTAATACCATATACTCTTACAACTTTACATATAGTTATGAAATGTGTGATGTTTGGGTGGATGGTGAGAACACAGAATCAACTTTTGGGTATGATGGATATTTAAACTGTTTGAATTACATGCAGTGATATGAACAAGAAAAAACACATTAACAACGTTATAACGACAATCAACAAAAAGATTATCTTAAAACGAAAACTGAAAGAAGCTAAGACACAAAAGGATGATGCAATGGTTTCTTTTTATCAAAAACAAATTCAAGAAATAAACGAGAAACTTGCATCTCGACCACTTATAAAAACATAAATAGTAGACAAACAGGTAAAGTTTACTATTATGGCAGTTAAGAATCTACATTTAGAACATCTCGAAGACGAAATCATTAATAATGGAATTGATGGTGGAAGAGCAGCTATCAACTTCCTTCGTGGTCTTCGTGACATGATGAAGGGAAACTCCAAGAAAGGAGTCAACATGACTGTAAAGTGGGATGGAGCTCCTGCTATATTCTGTGGTCTACATCCCGAAACAAATCAATTCTTTGTTGCAAAGAAATCACTCTTCAACAAGGAACCTAAATACTACACTTCCGAACAACAAATCAAAGATGCAGATGAACTAAGTGGAGACTTAGAAACAAAGTTCATTGAATCATACAAACACTTATCTAAACTAACATGGACTAATGTCATGCAAGGTGACTTGATGTTTACAGAGTCAGATAAGAAAGAAAAGAACATCGATGGTACACAATGTATCACATTCCAACCCAACACTATCTTATATGCAGTAGACAAAACTTCTCAGTTGGGTCTAACTATTGATGATGCAAAATATGGTATTGTGTTTCACACTACTTACAGTGGTGACACTATAGAAGACCTATCTGCATCATTCGGTGCATCCACTAGTTCATTAGGTTCAAACAGAGATGTGTGGATAGATGATGCATCATATAAAGATGAGAGTGGTAAGTCATCAATGACTGCAAAAGAAACACTTGAACTTTCCAAACACCTTACACTATCGGGTAGAAACTTTCATCAGATAAAAAGAAAAGACTTGACTAAGTTCAATAAAGTCCAACAAGAATTTGCAAACAAAGGTATGATAGGTGCATCATATAAGACATACTGTAATTCAATGATTCGTACTGGTAAGTACAATCCTACTACATTAGGATATCTAAAACACGTAGAAGATAAGTGGAATGCAAAAATTAAAACATACAAACAAGAAAAAACCAAACAAGCAAAAACTGAAATCAGAGACCAATTACTGAGAGAACTAAAATCAATCAAGAGAATGATTGATGGACTCACTGCATTCCAAAAAGGTTTGATGGATGCAAAACAATCAATCATCGTTGCACTCAACAGAGTTAAGAGTATTGGTACTTTTGTAAAAACTGATACAGGATACAAGGTAGTAAACCCCGAAGGATACGTTGCAATTGATAGAGATGGTAAAGCTGTCAAGTTAGTAGACCGTATGGAATTCTCACTAAATAACTTTACAGTTGCAAAGAACTGGGACAAATAATGAAAGAGTTTAAATCATTTATATCAGAAGCAAAAAGTAAACCAGCAGTGTTTACTTTTGGTCGTTTCAATCCACCTACAAACGGACATGAAAAACTTGTAGACCAAATGGTCAAAGTGTCTAAACAAGTAGGAGGGGAACCCATCCTGTTCTCATCACACTCTAGTGACAAAGTAAAGAATCCACTTACACATAAAGACAAAGTCAAATTTTTAAAATCATTCTTTGGTAGAAAAGTAAACGTAGTAAACGAAGACGTAAAACAGATATTTCAAATACTAGTGTTCTTATATGACAAAGGATACAGAAACATAGTTATGATTGTAGGTTCAGATAGGATTGCAGAATTCAAAAACATAATAACAAAATATAACAGTGTAAAAGGTAGACATGGTTTCTATAAGTTTGATGACATTTCAGTTGTATCAGCAGGAGAGAGAGACCCCGATGCAGATGATGTAAGTGGGATGTCTGCATCTAAGATGAGAATGTTTGCAGAGAAAGGTGACCTTGAGTCATTCACAGAAGGTGTTCCATCTTCAGGTAAGAGACTTGCAAAGAAATTATACAATGCAGTAAGAAAGGGAATGGGTATCAAAGAGGTTACACAATTTCCAAAGTATATGATTGATGACATGTTGAATGAAGGACTGTTAACTGAAGGAGTGTACGACCAAGGTATCTTCAAGGCAGTGTTCCTCATGGGTGGGCCAGGTTCAGGTAAGTCAACTGTGGTTGATAAACTTGCACTACCATCACTAGGTTTAAAACTAGTAAACACTGATAGAGCATTTGAGAATGGTTTGAAGAAAGCGGGTATGTCATTAGATTTAAGAAAAGCATCTGATGATGACTATGCACCTATCAGAGCAAAGGCAAAGAAGATTACAGGTAAACAAATGGGTGCATATATCAATGCAAGATTAGGAATGATATTTGACACTACAGCTGCAAAGAAATCTAAGATTCAAGATTACAAAGATTTACTAGACCAAGCAGGATATGAATATAAAATGGTCTATGTAAAAACATCACTTAAGAATGCACTCAAAAGAAATCAGATGAGACCAAGAAAACTCAGAGACGATATAGTCATAAACGATTGGAATAATGCAGAGAAGAATGCAAAACAATTTAAACAGATGTTTGGAAGAGACTTCATTGAAGTAGTCAATGACGATGACCTTGCATCATTAGATACAAAGGTAAACAAACTGTTTGGTAAAGTCATGACATGGGCATCTAAGTTCCCTACAAATGATAAAGCACAAGATTGGAAACAATCAGAACTCACCAAGAAAAAACGATAAATAGTATTATGTTAGATTTAATTAGAGAAAAGATAAAGACTGCACAAGACAAAGATGTCGAGGACAAGAAAGGTACCCAACCTAAAAGATACTACGCTGCAGATGCAGATGGTGATAAGATGTCTAAGAAGACAAAAGATAAACGTGCAGCTCATTTTGCAAAGAATTCTAAAAAGGACGATGATGACTCAAGTGCATATAAGAAAGCACCAGGCGATGCAAAGGCAGACACTAAACCATCACAGTACACTAAACAATACAAGAAGATGTTCGGTGAAGAACAATACACAGACTTAGACGAAGGAAAACTCGTAGGTAATACAGGTTTCATTATAGACACTCTTGCAAAAATGGTAAAGAGAGAAGTCGGTAAAGAGATGAGCTCAAGTAGAGAAAAGGGTGTAGTGTTAATGAACAAGATTGCACGTATGGTAGGTGCAAGTGTATCAATGTCACATAAAAGACCAACTACAGACTTATTCATTAAATCAAGTTATGCATTCATAAATGACGGTGAAAACGTTGACGAAGAATGTTGGGACACACACATGCAAAAAGGTATGAAAAAGAAGGGAAACAAGATGGTTCCTAATTGTGTACCCAAAGAAGATAAGGATGCAGATAAAAAAATTAAGAAGGAGAAAAAATGAGTGGTAATAAACACGACAATGGTGTACATGAGATAGGTACATCAGAAATGAAAAATGCATATATGGAAGATACTCCAGGCCAAATGGTTGAGAGATACATCAAAGAAGCAAAAAAGAAAAATGATGATGTAAAACAAAAGTTACACTTTAGTCAGAAGTTTGATAATCCTTTGAAAGGTTTCCCATATAACGAATCAGTAGAGGTTGATGAAGGTGCATTCTATGGTAGAGATGATTTGGTAAAACAATTTGCACCCACTAAAGCACAGAAAAAACTCAATGTCAGATTAGTTAAAAATGACAAAAAGGGATACTCACGTGCAACTTTAAACATCAAGAAAGACAAGAAGAAGATTGCACAACTTAAGAAGGATGGGTATAAAGTAGACCCAACATACTACACTGAAGAATACATAGAAGAAGATGTTATGAGTTTTCTTTCAGTTGCACTACCAGCTTATATAGCAGTAAATACAGTCGCACTTGTAGGTCTTATAGCATCCGAAATGGCAGGAATTGATATTATTGGTAAAACTGAAAAGGCAATAGAAAACATAAAAAGTAAATTCAAAGGAAATAAAAATTATAAACCTTCAAAAAGTGAATTAGAAACTCTTAAAAAAGTTGGTCAGGAAATTAAAAAGAAAGACCCCAGTGCATATAAAAAGGCACAACAAAAAGTAAACAGCATGAAAGAATCTTTTGAACCTCTAGAAGAAGATTCATTCGATGACAAGTCAAAGAAAAGTGGTATCAGTGTTGGTGTACTTAAGAAAGTATATAAACGTGGAGTCGCTGCATGGAAGACAGGACATAGGCCTGGTACAACACCTGAACAGTGGGGTCATGCAAGAGTGAATGCATTTATTGTCAAGAAGAAAAAAGGTAATTTAAACCACGACAAGGACTTAGCATGAAGACGTTGAGAGAACAAGGTGTTGATTTAGTTATTGAATCACTACAAGAAAACAACACCAACTTTTTAGACAATCCATATAGATTGGGGTCTACAATGTATTTTGAAGTAATTAAAGAAGTAAAACGATTAGTTGCAGAAGATAGATACAGATTAACAGAAGTTGACAAGATGACTATTGAAACAGACATAGGTCAATTTGAAATTTTTGAAGGTGAATTAGTACCATTGGATTGTCCTATGGAAGAGACTGAACCTTCAATTTTCGAAAAGTTAAATCTAAAAGGTTTAACATTCGAAGAAAAGGATGAGAAGGAAAAGGAACTAAACAAACCTAAAAGGGGTGGAGCTAAGAAGTTCTATGTTTATGTCAAAGACCCTTCTTCAGGTAATGTAAAGAAAGTTAGTTTCGGTGCAAAAGACGGAGGGAGTAATCTATCAGTTAAGTTAGATGACCCCGAAGCAAGAAAGTCATTTGCAGCTAGACATAACTGTTCATCCCAAACGGATAAAACATCAGCTGCCTATTGGAGTTGCAGACTACCACGTTATGCAAAACAATTAGGACTATCAGGTGGTGGTTCATTCTTTTGGTAAGATAGGAGTATATTATGAGTGGGGTGAGAACACTATATCACAATTACACATATGATAATAGACGTGCAAACGTTTATTCGACAGAACAAGGTTTCGAAGTAGACCTATATATATCAGACAAACAAATTGCAACACGACAGGTTCACAACCATAGTGAATCTTATGCAGAAGACGTTGCAGATAATTGGTGTCAGAATTTTATTAAACAAATTGATTTGAAAAAAGAGGAATTAGTATAATGGCTATATCATTGAAAAAAAAGAAAGTGGTTGAAGAAACAAAACCACAACAACACTCGACTGTGGAGTACGACCCCGATACATTGGAAGTTGAAGACCACTCGTTTGAGTTTGAGGCTCATCTAAGAGATGACACTAACGACAGATTATTACATATCTACAGTAGTAACACTAATCGTAGACATGCATGTATCTATGTAGTCGAAGGTAATCCACTAAACGGTTATGAAATCGATTTAGTAGAAAACGGTGATTTAATTGCAACAAACCCGATGCCTGATGAGACAGAATTTTACTGTCAATCATGGGCAGACAGATGGTCTGAAAAGAAAATCGAAGAGGGTGATAGAATAGAACTGTAATGGATTTTCCTTTCGAAGACATTGATAGAAGGAAGTACGGAACAGAACAAATCTACAAGATACGTAGATTTAAAGGTGAAGTAAATCCCGATGATTTGATATGGCATAGAGACAAAGAAACAAGACTTGTCACAGTGTTAAAATCAGTAGGATGGAAGTTTCAGTTTGACGAAAAACTACCATTCGAACTTGAGGTTGGAGAAAAGTTTGAAATTACTAGAGAAGTTTATCACAGAATAATAAAAGGAACAGGAGATTTGATACTAAGGATAGAAAACTTAGATAGATTTCCACCAACAAAGTATAATAAAGACGGTTCTCCAAAGGACGGGTCGATTATACCACGAGGTAAGTTTTAAAAAAACATAAATAATAGTACTATGAGTTATAAATCAGAAAACTGGAAAGAAAAACTAGAACAAGTCCGTGGACACATAACTTTCAAAGAAGGTAGTGTAGAGAAGACAGCTGACGACATCTTAAACGAAGAGATAGAAAACGAACTAACCACTGGATTTGAAGAAGATTCACTTCCTGAATTAGATGACGTAGAAGTAATTCTAGAGGCATCTGCTGGTGGAATGATTGATAAGTTATTCAATCTCAAGGGTGATAAAGATTCACAATACGGTGTTGCAAAGATGTTATCTATGACTGGTGTCAAAGTAGTCCAGTCAATGCAGAAACAAAATCCACAAGGATTTGCAAAGTTAGTTGCACAATTAGGTAAAGAGAAAAAGATTACATTACCTACCAACAACAAACTAATGAAAATGTTCAAAGATGCTGGTGTAAAACCTCTTCCTGAGGAAACCGAAACACCCGAAAAAACTATAGAAAAACTAACAGAAAGAAACATGTTAGGTAGACTTGCAAAACAATTACATTTAACAAAGGAAGGAAAGAGGAAAATGTTCAAGTACTTCGAAGAGGGGAGAGAAAATGATTGATGAACTAACCAAATCATTAATTTTAACATCACGTGATATCTTAGAGGGTAAGAAACTTGACCCTGTAGGAAAAGAAGACGGTGATGTCGATAATGACGGAGACAAGGACGATTCAGATAACTATCTTGCAAAGAGAAGAGAAGCTATTGGTAAGGCAATGAATGACGAAGGTAATGAATTCACTAAAGCACTTTCAGATGCAAGAAAAAACGGAGATAAAGACTTCGTAGTATCAGGTAAAAAGTACACATGTTCAGAAGTAGAAGACTACGAAGCTGACATGAAGAAGAAAGAGAAACTCAAAGAGAACGACTAATGAACCTATTTCACGAAGCAAAAAAAGTTTTAGATACAGACGGAAAGGTAAACCCCTTAGGCCCGTATGGAAGACAGAAGTTAACAGGTAGAGAAATATCTACTTATTTCCGTAGGAATCCTGTTAAAGATGCAAACTTAAAGAAAGCAGTGCAAGTTGCACTTGATTTAGGTGGTGCAGATTCTATTGCTCGAAAAGAAATCAAAAGTTTTTACGGTGATAAAATTCTCAAAGCAAAAGAAGTACAAAATGCATTACAATATGCAAACGAATCAGTAAATCTAGGTGAGAACTACAGGACTGCAGCTAGACATGGTATGGGTACTGAAGGTAAGAAAGAGGCAAGAGTCGGTTTAGAATTAGACTATTACGATAAAACTGGTACAAAGTACATGGGTAAAATCGTAAAGAAAGATTCAAAAGGTTACACAGTCAAAGATGACAAAAGTGGTAAGATGCATACGTTTGTCTATCACGACAGAATCAAGGCAAGAAAATTCTTACAGAAAGTTGGTGAAGAAGGTGATGCAGAAGCCAAAGCAAAATTAAACCTTAAACATGTGCAAGACATGGAGAAGTTAAAGGGTAAACAGACAAGAGAAAAAGAAAATATGTCTGAACACAAAAATATTTTAGATGCTTACAAACAAATGTGGGAAGATGGTGTGAAATATGCACCTATAGATGAGAACATGGAACGGAAAATCATGTCTAAGATGAGAAAAGGAAAAGCACCTAAAGGAATGCCGAGGTAACTTATGGCAAAGATGTCTAAAGAAATGCCACTAAAGGTTTTCTCTAAGAAAGTTGGTATCGATAAACAAGAGCAAGAGTGGATTGAAAAGAACGATAAAGACACTCACTACTACAACAATAGTGCATTAAAAAACGAATGGTTATCACTAAGTTATCCTATTTACGATGGTGATTACTATTTTGCATTTGTTAACGATAAGGTAAGAGTCAACGCACAGGCAAATGCAAAAGCAAATAGAAAACTTAGAGAACTTACGACATCATTTTTAGATGCAGAAGCTATATACAAAGAAATGTACCAGTTTTTCCAAATGCAATTCAAACAACACGGTAGTAGTGATACTATGACTAGAGAAGAACTTTGGAGAGCAGTTTTAGATATCAGAAAGAAAAATCCTGCACCTAAAAGAGAAGTAAAAGAATCAGTGATGGATGCATACAAAACAATGCATGAAACAACTCTTAAAGAAGAGATGATTACTTACAGAGTAAAGGGAATGCAGAAACCCGAAGAACAAAAATTCATTCGTTCTGCAAAAATGATGGGTCTAAAGATTACTATGGACAAAGGTAAGAAAGATACAGTAATCGTTATGAGTGGAACTAAGAAGAAACTCAGAGACTTTGATGCAATTGCAAGAGGTAAATCATCATATGGTGACCCTTCAACAATCACACATTTTGACGAGAAGTAATATGAGAGATTTACTAGAAACATACAAACAAATGCATTTAGATGAGATTCAACAAAAAGAAGTTGACTCACTAAAAAGACTATCTAAAGATATGCAAGCAGTTCTAAAAGGTTATCAGAAGATTGCACGTATGGGTGACAAAGAACTTACGAACATGAAATACAATAAAGATTATGAAGCTGTTCTTAAGGCAAGAGACGTTATCTTGACACTCATTGGTAAAGTAAACACTCAAAAAATTCTCAACAAAGAAGAGACAGTAAAGGACTTAGACGAAGCACCAAAGATGAAGAAAATTTCTATCTATGGTTCAGAAATATCAGGACTAAAACGTTCCAATGGAAGTAAACTAGGAACGTATACTGCTAAACCTGTAATTCTTAAAGGTAAGTTAGCATTCAGAGTCCAAGATGACAGTGGTTCATTTGAAACACTTGACCTTAAATCTTTTGCAAAAATGTACGGATAGACATGAAAAAAGAAAAGAAAACAATGACTGTACAAGAAGTAGAAAAACTTATGACTACTGATGCACGATTTAAAGTTTTCAAAGAGAAGTTAAAAAAACTTGGTTATGTTAAGAAGAACATGGCAGAAGTTAGACAGATTATGGAAATAATCTCAGACTTCGGTATGATGTCAGATGCTGGTAACAAAAAGATTGCACGTGCAGTATCACAGTCAAAAAACGAAAAAGATTTAAGAGCTAAAATCCTTAAGATATCTACAATGGCAAAGGGTAAGTATGCTGAGGCAGATGAGGATGAAGTTATTAATAGAGCTTTAGATGCTTTACAATCAAAAGCAAAAGGAGTTCAGAACAGACCCGATGCATCAATGTTGATGCAACTTAGAAAGTTTAAAGACGGTACTAAGGACGGAGAAGTAAGAACAGATGACATGAAAAAGACTAAAGTCAGTAATGTAGATGCAGTCAAAGTTCATGACACTTTAATGAAGGTTAGAGCACCTGTTCGTACTAAATACTTACAACTATTACAAAAGGATACAAAGTCATTCAATAAAGCATTTAACGCTATATTGAGAGTATCCAAATCAAATTAGGAGAATAAAAATGGCACTATGGGGAGTATCAGACGCAGACGAAAGTAAACCAAAATATCTTTCAGATGCAGACAAGAAAAACTGTATAGCTAAACCTGAGGGTTGGGTTCTTAAGAAAGCAGTTGGTTCAAGAAATCTAGAAGAGATTCTTGTTGCAACTGGAGCAGACCTTGCCGTTGGAATTGGCCAAGCAGATATTACAAACATCGAATTTGTATCAACAGCATTCGATAAATCAGAAGGTGGAACACTATCTGTTAAAGTTATATTCAATGAGAATGTAACTGTCAGTGGAACACCAACATTAACAGTTGTTAATGACCAAAGAACAAACCACACATTATCATATGCAAGTGGTTCAACATCTAACGAACTCGTATTCAACCTTGCAATCGGAGCTGCAAATGCAGCGACAAACGCAGGTGACGAATTAAGTATTGGTGCAAACACAATGAACTTAAGTGGTGGAACAGTTGTTGACACAGCAGGTGGTGGTAACGCAACAATCACAAACAGTGGTGCAATAGGAACAGCTGCTGGAACTATAACAGTAGTTGCATAATTATGAAAAATTTTAAAGAATACATTTCTGAAAACATGGTAGGATATCAAGGTGCGGGGTTATCTTCGCACAAGGTTCCTCATGACTTAGAAGACTCAGATGTAAAAAACACCATCAATGCAATTCTAGGACACACTGCAGTGTCAGAATTCTTGAATCCAAAAGCTGCAATTGCACAAATCGAAGCAAAACTTGCACTGTTAGGATTAAACAGAGAAGAAGTTGTATCTGATGACCCACGAGTAGATGGGACTGAAGGAGACGAACTAACTGAAAACGGTGAGTTTGAGATTCCTTTTTCACGATATGGAAACATCATCGGTAAAACTGTAGACACACCTATCGATGAACTAGAAACAGAGTCAGTCATCTACAACGTTAAAGTAAAGTACGAGCAATTAGAGAACGGTACATACAAAGTTTACGGTAGTTTAGTATAATTCTCTGTTGAGGATTGTACTAAATATAATTACATTATGAGTCTTTTTGATAAATTAACAGTGAAGAATTTCAGTGCTTTCGCAATGAAGCACTACGATGACCCTCAGTGTGAGAGTCTAGATGATTTTCAGGATGATTTAAGAAGATTCAGATATCTTAAACGATTACTATATCGTTATCACGAGTTTGGTGAGTCTAGAGAAAGACTCATGTTAAATCACATCATTTGTCTCTTCAATGTATTCGGATATGATGCTTGTATGAGAATGTTAGAATTCAAAATCAACGAAGATTCATACTGGTCAACTATAAAAACATTACTTCTTTATATGGAATACGTTAGAGAAGACTGGAGACCCGAAATACCAATAGACGGTATACTGGTAAATAAACTTAGAGAACTATAATGCCAAATAGAATGATAGACTCACTAATAGTTTTCAGAATACTGAAGATGTTAGTAACACCCTTTAAGAAGACACAGGCATATAGGTTTGGATTTATTGATGAGAAAGGAAATAGAATAAAGACACTACCCGACCCCACAAATCCACAAATAAAAATCGAGAACAACCCGAAGACGGGTGAAGAAAAGAATTCATTAACACCACTACATAGATTGGTGTTCAACCTAAAGAAACTGATAGAGAAAGTTCCTTTTGGTAAATCACAATTAGCTTCCTATGCAGTTGCACTTGCACTGTTAAAGGAACACTTTGAATTAGACGACATACAGGCAGATATCCTGTGTGAAGATTTTTATAGACACCTCAAAGATACAGAGGCATTAACCCCCGAGACAATCGCAGAAGGGGTCGAGGTTGGTAAACTAAACCTAGGTTCTTACAAGTTAAGAAGACAGTTGAAACAGAACGAAGATGTAGATTCATATAGTTTTATAGTCTATCCTGAGAAGACAGACATAGAAGTAGTTGCAGAACACTCCATAGTGTATGGACTAAGTGTATATGTCGGTTTCATCGGAGAAGAAAGAGTATTGGTAACAGAAGATGATGTTTACTGAGAGTAAAGATTGGGACAATATATCTTACGATAAGAAAGAGAATCTCAAACAACCTAAGTATGAAAATATAGAGTTGTTTGATGATAACTGGAAAGACATAAAGTTACCCGAACCCCCAAAGAACAGTTCACCTGAGTGTCTACAAGACTTCAAAAGAACTAAACGTACATCTCTAAATGTTACAGAAGAACAAAAAGAACAGTATAAATTGTGTGACGAAGATTCATCACACTTCATCAAGAAATATCTTGATGACAATAATCTTGAATACGAAGACGATAGAATAGAATACATTGAACAACAATGTGTACCCATCGTCAGACACTTCAAGATGCACTACAATAGAATTCGTCCATATCAATTTGCAAAGTTGATAAACGATGAGTATGAAAGATTTGTGACAGACACTGCAAAGACACCATCATACCCATCAGGACACACAGTACAACCCTATGTTGTTGCACTATACTATGGAGGTCAGTATCCCGACCATAAGGAAGGGTTACTAAAGGGAGCAGATATATGTGCATATGGTAGGGTTCTCGCAGGGTTACATTATGTAACCGACTACAAAGCTGGCATAACACTCGCAGAAGGGTTATACGACCATATGGTACCCGAGGTGTTTGATGAAGATGCACCTATCAACTCTACAGGGGCAGCTGTTTCGACAGACAAACCTGTAGTGAGACGTAAGAAACATTCTGTAGACAACAGAATATTTAAATTAATGACAAGAAACCCCTTGCAAAAAGTGGTTGCAGAAGGTATAATAGATGATACACTTTTGAAATTGGATTTGGATAGAGGACGAGAGGTTGTCCTTGAAAACAGTCTCACAAAAGAAATAGAAATTATATCGTATGCAAGGAAGTCTTAAACATCTTAACTGGTTAGCACTAGGTACTGCAATAGGTATCGCAGGGATAGCTGCATGGTTCTCAGTATTGGGACTTGCAACTATGTTCAGTGGTGCATGGTTGTCCGTGGTAATCATGGCAGGGTCTTTAGAATTTGGTAAGTTAGTAACTGCAGCTTATCTACACTTGCAGTGGGATAGATTAAATTACATGAAATACTATTTGACTACTGCAGTCGTAGTGTTAATGTTGATTACGTCATTGGGTATATTTGGGTTCCTTTCAAAAGCAAACATTGAGACAACACTTACGGGTGATTCGTATACACTTGAAATGTCTATCATAGACAAGAGAATAGAAAGTAAAGAATCACAACTTGCAAGACTAGAACAGAGAGTTACAACACTTGACCAAGTGATAGAAACTGCAAGACCTCAAGATAGAAATTACATCGATGGAAGACAAAGAGAAGAAAGACAACAGATTGCATCTGATGTTGACCTCATAATCGATGACATAGTAAAACTCAATGAAGATAAACTACCCCTTCAAAGACTAGAATTAGAACAGGAAGGTGAGATTGGCCCTATCAAGTATGTTGCAGAAGTAATATACGGACAAGAGAATGCCAAAGACTATCTAGACAATGCAGTAAGGTGGGTCATATATGCAATTATATTTGTGTTTGACCCTCTTGCAGTATTATTACTCATAACTGCAACAGGATTACTTGCAAATCCAGCAGGTTCACACCCAAGACCCGTAATCAAGAAAAAAACCTCATTATTAGTACCAAAAGAAAGAATAAGTGACTTTACAAAAAACAGTTAATCTGTTATACTTAATATATTATGACATTGTGGTTAGAGAGAAAATACTTGAATATGGTTCTCGCTTATCTACCCAATAGTAAATGGAAGAATGATACATTACTAAACCATTCTTGTCCTTACTGTGGTGATTCCGAGACAAATTCCTACAAAGCACGTGGTTATCACTTCGTGGTTGAACAATCGTATATCTACAAATGTCACAATTGTGGTGTATCTAAGTCAAGTATAAACTTCATAAAAGAGAACTTTGCAGAGACACACAAAGAGTATCTCAAAGAGTGGTTGAAGGAAACAGGACGTGGTAAAAAAAGACCACAAAAAATGTTACCAAGTCACAAATTTAGGTTCACTCCACAAACTAATCTTCTAAATACTACTGTCCACAAAATATGTGAAGACGCATGGAAGGTCGATGTATCTTCAAAGTATCTATCTGATAGGATGATACCCGAGACAAGTGAAATATACTATATCGATAGTAGTCAAAAACTTGCAGAGGTACACCCCAAATACAAAGATAGGGTACTAGGTTCAGACCCTAGAGTAGTGTTACCATTCTATAAAGATGGTAAACTCATAGGACTCACTGGACGTGCAACAAATGACAGTAAACTCAGATACCTCACCATGAGGTTTGATGAGGAGACCCCGTTAATATACAACATTGACAAAGTGGACACAAAGAAGACAGTCTTCGTAACAGAAGGCCCGATAGATAGTCTTTTCCTACCAAACAGTATTGCTGTAGGTGGTAGTGATTTTACTAAACTAGATAATAAATTGAAGAATAATGCAATCCTAATATATGACAACGAACCACGCAATACACAAATCCTAAAGAAGATAAACTCAGTCATTGATGATGGGTGGAGTGTGTGCATTTGGAATACTAAACAAGTCAAGGGATTAAAGGACATCAATGATATGGTGAGAGGTGGATTGAGTGTTGACCAAATTGTAGAAACAATAAAGAACAACACACATTCGGGATTACAGGCAAAATTGAAACTGAAGGAGTATAAATGTTAGAGGGGTTGGTATTTGGAATTATTGATAATGGAGTGTTAGCTGCATGTGCAATATTAGGAATAGATATAGATAAAAAATTAAGTGGTAATGGAGTAAACGGTGCATTATTTGGTGCAATGTTAGGAAATGCATTATCTGATGGACTAGGTGGGATTGTAGACTTCCCACTATGGATGACATTAAATATAGTAGTAGGATGTTTAATAGTAATACCCGTGGTTTGGTGTTACCTTAAGTGGAGTGGGAAATGAATGACCAGTTAAAAGTAATAAAAAGAAGTGGTAAGACCACACCAATTGAACTAGATAAAATACACAAAATGGTTGAAGCTGCAACCAAGAACATTACAGGTGTATCAGAGTCATTGATTGAAATGAACAGTGGACTACAATTCTTTGATGGCATCACAACAAATGACATTCAAAACATTCTAATCAAGTCTGCATCCGATTTGATATCATTAGACTCACCAAACTATCAACAAGTTGCATCAAGACTGTTACTGTTCTCTATTCAGAAAAGAGTTTTCGGTACTAAGTGGTCACATGACGACATCTATCCTACACTATCAGAGATGATAGACAAGAATATAGAGAGAGGTGTATACGATAAAAACATATTGAATTTCTACACTGTAGAAGAACTAGAGAAACTCAACGGTATGATTAGACACTCTAGAGACTTGAACTTCACATACGCAGGTCTAAGACAAGTAGTAGACAAATACCTATTACAAGATAGAAGTTCAGATGAAATGTATGAGACACCACAATTCATGTACATGTTGATTGCAATGACTCTATTCAAGGATTACGGAGGAGAACTAGGTGATAGGTTAGATACTGTACGTAGATATTATAATGCAATATCTAAATTTAAGATTAGTATTCCAACACCAATCATGGCAGGTGTAAGAACACCTTTGAAACAGTTTGCATCTTGTGTTCTAGTAGATACAGATGACACACTTGATTCTATTTTTAGTTCTGATATGGCAATCGGTAGATACGTTGCACAGAGAGCTGGTATTGGAATCAACGCAGGTCGAATCAGAGGTATTGGTACTAAGATTAGAGGAGGTGAGGTACAACACACAGGTGTAATACCTTTCCTAAAGAAATTTGAATCTACAGTAAGATGTTGTACACAGAATGGTGTACGTGGTGGTAGTGCAACAGTACACTTTCCTATATGGCACCAAGAAATAGAAGACATCTTAGTGTTGAAGAACAACAAAGGTACTGAAGACAACAGAGTCAGAAAATTAGACTATAGTATTCAGTTAAGTAAATTATTTTATGAGAGGTTTTTAAAGAATGAGAACATCAGTTTGTTTAGTCCTCATGATGTCCCTGGCTTGTACGAGTCATTTGGTACAGATGGGTTTGATGAGTTATACGAGAAGTACGAAAGAGCGTATTCTATCCCTAAGACAACAGTAAGTGCAAGAGACTTGTTTGGTAGTATGTTGAAAGAACGTGCAGAGACAGGTAGAATATACATCATGAACATAGACCATAGTAATACACACTCATCATTTACTGATAAAGTAAACATGAGTAATCTATGTCAAGAGATTACACTACCAACAGACCCTATCCAACATATCGATGGTAAGGGTGAGATTGCATTGTGTATTTTAAGTGCAATCAACGTAGGTATTGTCAAAGAAGAAGAGATGGAAGAGTTGTGTGACCTTGCAGTCAGAGGACTAGAAGAGTTGATTGACTATCAAGAGTATCCTGTACCAGCTGCAGAGAGGTCAACACTTGCACGTAGGTCATTGGGTATAGGTTACATTGGTCTTGCACACTTCCTTGCAAAGAACAAGGTAAAGTATGAAGACCCCGAAGCATGGAGACTTGTACATGATTTGACAGAGTCATTCCAGTACAATCTATTGAAGTCATCTAATAACCTTGCAAAAGTCAAGGGTGCATGTGATTACTATGATAGAACAAAATACAGTCAAGGACTACTACCTATCGACACATACAAGAAAGAGGTAGACGAATTGGTCAAACCAGTATATAAACAAGACTGGGACAAACTAAGAAAGGATATCAAAGAACATGGTCTAAGACACAGTACACTCACTGCACAGATGCCTTCTGAGAGTTCCTCAGTAGTGTCTAATGCAACCAATGGGGTAGAACCACCTAGAGACCACTTAAGTGTTAAGAAGAGTAAGAAAGGCCCTCTTAAACAGATTGTACCTCAATATGCAGTGTTAAAGAACTTTTACACACTCTTATGGGACATGAAAGATAACAACGGATATATCAATATTGTTGCAGTAATGCAGAAGTTCTTTGACCAAGGAATCAGTGGTAACTGGTCGTATAATCCCGAGAACTATGAAAATAATGAAGTTCCTGTGTCTGTTATGGCAAGAGACTTACTTAATACATATAAATATGGGTGGAAGACTTCATACTATCAGAACACCATGGATGGTAAAACTGATGAGGTTGAGATTGTAGATGAGAACTCTGCAATGAATGAATATATACCCCCGATGATAGATACGGCAGGTGGTGATGAGGAGGACTGTGACGCATGCGCGATATAAGTAAAGCAGACTTTACAATAGATTCAAAGTATTCTAACGGTAAACCGTCTCCAACACAATATGTAACTAAAGATGGATTACAATTCATGAGTAATGGGTATGTTGTTCTTAAGAACTTTATACCAAAAGACGTTATTCAAATGGTGAAGTCTACATGGACTAGATGGGAGAACAGTCACCAAATCAACACAAGTATCCCTAAACATGTAGAATATGATACAGGGTCTAATTCACCCCGTGATACACATAACACTTCAGAGTCACCTTTGGACAATGCACCATGGGCAACTGCACTTCAAGACTGGGCAACACCCAAATTAGAAGAGGTGTTAGGTATCGACTTAGTCAGAACTTATGCATATTCACGTAAGTATCATCGTAATGGATATATGAAAGTACACTCTGATAGACCAGCATGTGAGATTAGTTTCACTGCACCCATGGATTTTAAAACTGATTTTGGTAAACCATGGAATATATGGGTAGATAGTAGAGTAAATGCATTGAACGATGACCAACTCAGAGAACAATATTCAACAGAAGGTATGACAGAGTCAGGTTTAGGATTAAGACATGAGGATGTAGTGTGGAAAAACACTCAAGGTCTATCAATAAACAAAAGAAAACAGATAAAAGGTTTGGTACCCATATCACTAGAAGTGGGAGATGTGATGGTGTATCAAGGGCCAAATGTATTTCATTGGAGAGACAGATTAGTAGGAGATTACTCGTATCATATATTTTGTCATTGGGTAAATGAAAACGGTAAAGTATATCAGATGGCACCCCAAGTCAAGTATGATGGTAGGGACAGTTTCTATGAAGACTACAGTAGACAGTCAGAAGATAGGAAAATATATGTGTCTAAGTTAGAAGTGCAACCCGAGTTTGCACACATACCAAACGACTATCCGATTAGTTTTCCAAACACTACACTAAAAAGTAAATGTAACCCCCCACACGACACACACGCAGAGGTAAAAGAAATTGACAATATTCAACAGAAATAAGGTAGACTTCACAAAGGAGAAGATGTTCTTTGGTGAACCATTGAACACACAAAGATTTGACGAGTTCAAATATCCAGTATTTGATAAACTAACACAAACACAGTTAGGATACTTTTGGAGACCCGAAGAGGTGTCTCTACAGAAAGATAGAAATGACTTTCAATCACTAAATGAAGCACAGAAACATATCTTTACATCAAACTTAAGATATCAAACATTACTAGATTCAGTACAGGGTAGAGGCCCTGCTATTGCATTCTTACCATTTGTTACACTTCCCGAGTTGGAGGGTGCAATGGTGACATGGGACTTTATGGAAACTATCCATTCACGTTCTTACACTCACATGGTAAAGAATCTATATGCAAATCCAAGTGAAGTGTTTGACACTATCGTAGATGAACCTGCTATCCTAAAACGTGCAGAGGCAGTTACAGAAAGATATGACAAGTTTATCGAGATTGGTAGACGTAAATTACTAGGTCTTAAAGTAGATGAGTATGAGTTATACAAAGCATTGTACCTTGCAATGATGTCAGTGAACATCTTAGAGGGTATCAGATTCTATGTGTCGTTTGCATGTACATTTGGATTCGGTGAACTCAAACTAATGGAAGGGAGTGCAAAGATTATATCATTCATTGCAAGGGATGAAGCACAACATCTTGCAGTGTCTACACACATCATCAAGAACTGGCAGAAACATGAGAACGACAAGATTATGACTAAGGTCATAAAAGACACTGAAGAAGAAGTGTATAAAATGTTCAGAGATGCAGTCGACCAAGAGAAAGAGTGGGCAGAGTTCTTATTCGAGAAGGGAAGTATGATTGGTCTATCTGCACCATTGTTAGGTAAATACGTAGAGTGGATTGCAAATAGAAGACTTAAGGGAATAGGTTTAAAACCTATATATGATATACCAGCAACAACTAATCCACTACCATGGACAGAACACTGGTTGAGAAGTAAATCATTACAGAATGCACCACAAGAGACAGAGATTGAGTCTTATGTAATTGGTGGAATAAAACAAGATGTCAGTGATGACACATTTAAGGACTTTACACTATGAAAGGATATATATTTAGTATTTGTTTAATGATGGTTGGGACTATTGCATTAGCATACAACAACCTAGAATACAGTGGTTACCCACGAAACACTTCATGTACAGGAGAATGTTATGAAGAGTATGTTTCTATATACGGTACACCATCAGAGATAGAACGTGCAAAACAAGAACTTGCATCTGCAGATGAATTTAGTTCTATCAGAAGTTTATGGGCAGGTTGTGCAGCTTGTCATGGAATGGAGGGACAAGGTATGGCAGTCTTTCCAAAACTTGCAGGTCGGTCATCTGATTACATAGTAGATAGATTGACGACTTATAAGAACAGGGGTACCGTAGGTGCAATGAGTTCCACAATGTGGGCCCAGGCAGCTATGTTATCAGAAGAAGAAATTGACACTATTGGTAGGTTCATAGGAGAAACCTTGAACGACTGATAAGGAGAATAGTATGACATGGTATGACATTTTTTGGGGTAAAGAAGAAGACATAGTAAAGAAACACATCGAAGAGAATCCCGATGCAGACCCCGAAGAACTCACGATAGATAATGCATATAGGACAAGATGGGTGTGGTATCACACTATCTTAGGATTGTTATTACTATTTACAAACTTATTTTTATTTGGTATTTTTTTACTACTAGCTTTTAAATTCTAATGCAAGTATTACTTTACGTAGATGATAGTGCAATGTCCATGAGGTCAGAACACTTGACAAAGACACTAGACATATCGGAACATGAAGTCCGAGTGTATCGTTTAGGTGAAGACTTTAGACTTGCACAGGATGTGTTAAAGAAATATAACAGAAAAGAACTACCCGTCATGTTAATTGACGGTAAACCCAAATCATGGGACAATTTTGTATCCATGGTATTGCCAGATATGGAGATAGATAATGGCTGATAATCAAAATCTAGATATAGTATGTTCAGAGTGTGAAGGACAATTTCAAGTTAAACATAACATGGAAGGATTAGAATATGAACCAATGTTTTGCATCTTCTGTGGTTACACACTACATGACGATGACATAGAAGAAAAATGATAGAAGTCACCGACACTGCAATTCAGAAACTAGTAGAACGTAATGTTCCTAGAATCAGACTTGGTGTGACAGGTGGTGGTTGTGCTGGATATGAATATATCTTTGCAGAAGACATCTTAAGAGAAGGGGATGAAGTAATTGATTACGGTAAGTTCTCCTTTGTCATAGACGAAAACAGTCGACCATTCTTAAATGGTATGACTTTAGATTACGTCAAAGAAGGGTTAAACGAGTTTTTTAAATTCCTAAACCCAAATGAACAGTCTGCATGTGGTTGTGGTGTCAGTGTACAATTTAAGTCATGAAAGAAGAAAGATTTGAATATGGTATCCGTTTAACTAATTTTTTTCCACAAGATATTCTAGAAGGTTTACTTGAGATTATTCAAAACCCACCCAAACCCGACCAACTAAAGACAGTTCCCTTAACTAAGATTATTGATGGTCAAAACAGACCATGTAGTGACCAGTTAGGTGTATACCATAAGGAACGTTACCCTATCATACAGTCTGCACATGATTTCGCTACAGACTATTTTCAAAACCATGAAGAAAGTATCATGGTCAAACATGATAGGGGTGAGTCACACTACACAATTAATGGTGAGTTACAAACAACACCACCTCATTGCAGATATGGAGTGCATCAAGACACTCCAAGAAAACTACATACACTTATTATATACTTACATCCTACTGATGGTGACGGAACACTATTTTTTGATGAGATGAACCCACAAAAGACTAGAGGTATAGGAGGTCAACAAGACCCATGGTCAGTCAATTGTGGTTATTGGATGGGTATAGACGGGGAAAGACCCTTTCATTCTTATCGTAATGATACGGATGAAACAAGGTGGATATTCATGTGTAATCTAAGTAAAATAACCAAGATTCCACTTGACAATGGGTAGTGTTTTCTGTTATTATAACAGTATGGAAAAAGAAATGAAAAACGTGAAAAGAATCTTTCTAGATATGGATGGAGTACTTGCAGACTTCCTCAGTGGAGTTGCAAAACCCGAGATGATTGGTCATGCATTGACTAATGATGCATATGGTCACAATGAGTACGACCTAAGAAAGGAAGAACTAACAAACAAAAGACTGTTTGCAAAACTAGAACCTATGAGTGACATGTATGACTTGATTGCATATGTCAAACACTGTGAATTACCGTGGGAGATACTAACTGCAGCTGGTAAGGTCAACAGAGAACTAGTTGTCTATGACAAGAACGAGTGGATTAGAAAACATGTTGACCCTTGTGTGGTAGTTACTTGCACTATGGGTGGTAAACAGAAAGCTGCATTTGCAAACAAGGGTTATGTACTTGTTGATGATAGACTAGAGAACATCGAGGCATGGGAGAAAGCAGGAGGAATCGGTATCCTTCACACCACTGCAGAAAGAACAATCGACAAACTAAAAGACCTAAGAAAAGAAGTATAAATACTCATATGGATAAATTATGGATATGGGTGAAGAGTCTTTTTGCAACCCGATATAAGATAACAGTATCGTTTAATTCCGAGTATGGAGATAACGATGATAGAACTTATATAACAAAAAAGGTTCTCATTCAAA